ACCTAGAACTTCTTGGTCGATTTCAACGGTAATTTCTTGTGCTAGAGCAGCCATGATTTCTGCTTCAACGTCAAGACCATGCATGCTTTGTGCATCTTGGGCAGCTTCAAATGTCCAACGTGCGCTTAGCTTACGTGTCTTGGCTTCTACAACCTGCTTCAAGATTTGAACGTTGATTTTACGTCCTGGGTTGCCTTCTAGTGCTGTTGTACTAGCAGCACGACCTGTAGATAAACTACCGGAATATGCTGTGGCAATCTTAAATGGGCTCAGTGCTTCGTCACCAGCGGTTGTGCTTGTGTCGAATGGTGCAGGTGCTGTGCTTGTAGCAGTTTCAGCATAACGAACACGTAGAGTGTGGATCTGTGCAACAGGTCCTGTCATTGGTTGAACACCAACGATTTCGTTAGCAATAACTGTAGGCATAACACGTCGAATTACTGGTAAAATTACACGGTTTAGTGTAGCAACGTTACCAGCAGCGGTTGCGCCTGCTGTAGCAGCTTCTGCCAAATGCTTGCGAGTGTTTTCTAGGATAACACCCATTGTGGTTCTCTTGGAACCTTGTAGACCTTCTAGCAGGGCATCTTTTGTTTCGCCCCAACGGCCTTCTAGTAGTGCTTGTGTCATTTTTTCTTTACTCCTAATTAGGGTTTATTTAAGCCCTGCTAAACGTTTAATTTCAACAACATTATTATCGTTGGTTTCAACGCTGACCTTAGCAGATTTATCACCTGTCACTTCTTTACGATTCTCTGTAACCATTTGCTTTTCGGCTTTTGGTTGTGCAGAATTGTTTAGAACTGCTGGTAGATACTTATCAAATGCAGACTTCAGTTTCTCGGTCTGCACATTTTCCAAAAGCTGGCTCATTACTTCCTGCTTTTGCTTGTTCAAGGGTTTCATTAACTCGTTTAGAGTATCCTGACGCTCTTGACTTTCCTTAATCATGCGAATTTCACGGTCTTTTGATTCAACTAGTTGAGCCTTCTCATCAGCAGCAGCCTTGGCTTCTGTGATTTGTTGCTCTTTGTCTTCTAGTGCCTTCACAAGTTTAGCGATTTCCTTGTTCTCATTTAAGTGAGTAATAGCAAATTCACTAGCAAAGGCTTCGAATAGACGACGTCCAAAGTTGTTCTCGCGAGCAATTTGAATGTCTTCTTTTAGTTGAGTCAATTCAGACTCTAGTTTCTTGCCTACAGACTCCTTGACAAGTGCAGCAGATTTAGCAACAAATTTGTCTTGTAGTTCAGCTAGTTTGGACTTGGCTTCTGCTACTAGACGTACTTTTGTTTCTACTACGTCTTGCTTGTCTTTTGCAAACTCTTGAATTTCTTCTGCTAGAGCTTTGATTACAAACTGCTCAAGTTTCTGTGTAGATTCTTGTGCAACTTTGCGATCAGAGCGCAACTCTTTGATTTCTTCTGCTAGTTTTCCAACTAGGAATTTATCAAACTTGCCAGCGGCTTCTGTCATACGCTTGTTAAAACGTACACGGTCTGCTGCCAACTGTTGCTTTTCCTCAGCAAATTCTGTGAGTTCTGCTTGGAGACCTTCTGTGACCATCTTGTCTAGAGCTTCGACCATTACGCTTTTATCGTGTTCATAGCGTGTAGAGAACTCATCGCGCATTTCTGTGCGAATTTGTTCACGTGCTTCATTAAGTTTGGATTCCCAGGCTTCATTAATTGCAGTCTGAGTTTCTTCGTTAATGATACCACTGTCTACTAATGGTTTGATAGCATCAAACATGGATCATTCTCCTGTTATATTTTTAAGTCTTTGATGAGGCGCATTACTTCCTCACGCAAATACTTCTGTACCTTTTGATTAGCACCGGCATCTTTTGCCATTTCGAGCACCTTGTGTCCCCCACGCATATTCAATAAGCCTTCATAGACTGCTTTTGGATATGCGTTTGGAGCACTAGGCTGTGCTACAATATCAACTGTGACTATATCAAAGTCACTGACGTGTCCAGTACCCTCGTTAACGTTACCGCTACCACGACTGCTTACGCCTAACTTCACACCTGATTCCAACATAGTTTGCACTAGTTGACCCATAGGTGTTGGAAGAACCTTTAATTTACCAAATCCGTTTGGACCGTCCATCCACATTTCTGTAATCATGTGACTGACACGATCTAGGTTAATTTTTAAATCGTCTGGGTGATCTACTTCACCCAATACACTATAACCTTCTGTGATTTGCTTGTTAATATTACCTACAGCATCGGAAATTTCACTAACGGGGTATACTCTTTGGTTAGCGTTTTTAACACCGCCCTGTATGAATATACCCTTCATATAGAGATTTTTACCTTTGCCGTCAGCGTTTGCCTCCGCTATAACTTCCATTCTAGCGTTGTCAAAGGTTAAATGCTCTTTAAGTAGGTTCATTAGTGATTATACCTTATACTTTACCTGCACCGGATACTTTTTTCATATCTGGCTTTGTGGTCATTCCCATACTTGTACTCTTTGGTGTAGCACCGCCTTTGTCTTCGCCGCCTGCGTCGAAGTCAACTGCTTTACCGCCCATGTCGTTTTCGCCAGCAACTACAGACTCAGTGTTTGTACCTGCTTCTTCGCTTTCGACTGGGGAACCAACTTTTTCCAAGTATTCACGGATCCACTCAGATTCTGTCATTTTGCGACTTTTCTTGGATTCAGCAACTTGAGGCTCCTGCTCTTCAGCAACTTCCTCTTCCTCTGCAACTTCCTCTTCTTCAGCAACTTCTTCGGTTTCCATAGCAACTTCTGCCATTTCGTCACCGCCCATGTCCATGTCCATGTCGCCTTCTTCCTCACCCTTGTCGCCCATCAAAGCATCAAATTCTGCTTTTAGTTCGTCAAGTGCGTCTTCTAGGTCCATAACACGGTCTTCGAGTTCTTCGTCGCCGTCCTCATCGCCTTCTTCTTCGCCGCCTTCGTCGTCCATGTCCATCTCGACTTCTTCTTCGTCATCCATTTCCATGTCGTCGTCTTCGGCTTCAGCCATACCTTCTTCATCCCTAGTGATTTCGTCTACCATATTGGCGACTTGATCACCACCGACTTCTTCTAGGTCTTGCTCATCAATTAATGATTCGTAGATTTCACGGCTCTTTTCTACAACGATGCTGTGGAAAAGTTCACGTGCTTTATCTTCGTCTTCGTTAATGATGTACTCAATTAGTTGTTCATATTTGCTCATGTGTTTGTTTCCTTATAAAAAACCATGGGTTTAAAATTCTGTATAGTTATTTACAGAATATACGCATTTTATGGGTTAAATAGGCATTTTTTGAATGATTTCAGTGGCTAATTATAAGCCAAGTCCGCCGCCAGCGGCTTGTTGTGGTGGTTGATACTGTTTAGACACTTTATCTAGCATCTGCTCGTGCTCTAACTTACGTGTATCATTCATGGCACGTAATTTATTAATTCTATCCAAAGTTAAACGTGTTTTACGTGTATCCGTGGCCTTAATAGCAGTGTTATCGTCTTTTTCAGAATAATAACCTTCTGGTGTTTTGTTATAAAGTTCTTGCAAGTGCATACTGTTATTTACTAAAAATTTGGTTAAATTGCTGGTGCAGCGCCTGCAGGCGCTGCGGTGGCGGGTCCTACCCCTGCTGCTCCACCTTCTTCAGGTGGTAGTTCAGGAATTGCTGCAGATTCTAAGTCACTGTCTAGTCCACCAGGGCTAATGCCTACACTACGTAAGCCGGCTTGTTCAACTGGCGCTTCCGAACTGTTGCCCTGTTCTTCACGCCACATACGTTCATTTTCCGATAGTTCTTCTTCAGTTAGACCCAAGTAACGTGTCAACAAGAAACGCTTACTCAAATATGGGTACTGCTCTAACTGAGTGAAACTGCCAATTCTTGCGCCATCAACTTCAGCCTGTCTGTAACTGGCAAAGTTCTGTGGCTCATTAAACTGTAAATCAAACAGGTTAGCGTCAATGTTAATACCACGCCAACGTAGGAAAATCTTAAACTCTTGGTCTAGTTTTTCAGCAATCATACGTTGTAGGCGCATACAGTACTGATTAAAACGCCATTCCTGAATAAGTGCAGTGCCTACTCTACCATCACTGAATGTGTTGGGGTTGCTGGTACCATCGTCTAAGCCTGTGGGCAAATAACTGGCCGGAATACGTAGGCCTCTAAACAGTTTGTTAGTAAAGAAGTGCAAGTCTGTGATCTCGCCCAAATTCTGTCCACCTGGTAGTGTTTCTACGCTACTGCCTCTGCCGTCCGCAGTCTGTGGGAAGAAAAAGTCTTCGTTGGTGCTCAGTGGATTGTATGTGGCATCCATCATGTTCTGACCACCACCTGTCTGTGTTGGAATACGACGTTGGTGTACTTCGTTCTTTACACGCTCCACAAATGCCATGGCCATGTGGCTAGGCATGTTACCCACGTCAATCTTAAAGATTCTACGCTCTGGCGCACGTTGCACACGATAGATAATAATAGCGTCTTCAAGCAGTTCTTTTTGCTTGAACACTTTAAACACGTTTTCTAAAACTGAATTGCCAAAAGGCCAACTAAAGTCCAAACCTTCTGTTAGACTCATGTGTACAATGTGTTCGGCGTTTACTGTTGTTTCGTTTTGTGCATGACTAAAACGTGTGCCTCCACTGTAAGGAGTTGCTGGCTGAATGTAAGCGCCACTGGGACCGCCAACCTGCGGATGGTTAACTGCTACATCACTGGCGTTTACAGTGGTTGCAGTCAAGTTCATAAAGTTTGGCTGCAAGTCCTTGATCACATACTGCTCGGGTTTTTTGCCTTCTGCTTCATTGACAATAACTTTAGTAACCTTACTCATTTCAACCCAGAACATTTTAAAAGTTTCTGGATCTCTAATAAAAACTTGGTCTCCGTACTTGATAGTGTTACGGAACATCTTAAAGATACGTTTATTTAATTCGTTTAAACTGATCCACTGTTGCAGTTGTTCACTGATAATCTTAACTTCACTGTCAGTGGGTTTGTCTTTCCAAAAGAACTTGAATGTGCTGCCGTTTTCATCATTGGTCTGTGTGCTGAACTCAGCAAGAATGTCCAATGCAGCATTTACTTCACTGTCCATGTCCATTTGTTCGTACTGATTGTAACGTTCAATACGGTTTGGATGTCCAATGTAAACTTCTGGTAAGTTACTTTGGAAGTTTCTGTAGTTAAAAGTATTGGACTGCCCGCTTTGACTGCTACTGATTGGACTCAGTGCGCCACTGGTGTTTGCGGTTCTAAAATATTTTTTCCAAGCCATTCGTTGTCTCTTTAGTACTATATTTACCTAGATTATGCAGCCTGCACAAGTCTTCTTAACAATTGATTAGTGTCTTCTTGTAATGTTACCTGTTGTTTCTGCCCTCTAGCAAGTTCGGTCATTGCTTGTTGAAATGCTTGTGTACGTACATCACTAGCAGGATTTGGTAAATTACTGCCAACTGTCGAAGTAGCAGTCTGGGGAACTTGACTTTGCTCTTGTGCAGTTCCTGGACCAGTGCCGACAGGACTTCCTGGTGTTGTAGGCGGGGGAGTTGTCCCTGTCGAAGGAACAAACTTTGCTAATAAATCAGTGATTTTATCTAGGCCAGCGCTCAAAAGTTGAGCACCTTCAATACTTAATTTTACAATATCTGCAGTGGTTTGAAATTTACCTAATGCTATAGATTCAATAGTAGACTGTAATTTAAGTAACTCAGTATTAACATCATCAATTGTGGTTGTAAAAGTATTTTGAATACCAGACAAACGTTGGGCAGCACTGGCTTGTGCTTCTACAGCACTTGCAAGTCTGTTAGACTGGCTTGTTAATTCACTAATTGAAGAATTTAACAAGTTAAACAGTTCCGGGCCTCTACCAGCACTCTGCAAGAACAGTTCGTATCCATAAGTTTTTTGCAAATCTTTTCCTGCTTGGCCTACGTCTTGCAGCAACTGTGCTTGCCTCTTAGCAAATTCTTCTGGAGGTAAATCTTTCAGTGCAATTAACTGTCTCAGTTTATCAGTTAGCTCAGGTGCCATAGCCTGCAATCTTAAATTAGTCTGACTAGTAATATCTGCACCAACTGCTTGGGCTGCAAACAATTCTTGTGCATATGCTGCTGCCTGTGGAGTAAGTTGACTTAATGTGTTAGTCAAGTTCTTTTGTGCATCTGCACTGGCGTTTGCATAAGCATTTTGATATGCTGCGCTTTGAGAACGCTGTTTTTGCTCGTCCCTAATTTGCTGTGTGCTTTTGCCTGTTAGTAAACTAATTTCTTTTAAATTAAGCAAGTATGGTTCTGTTGTTGCTGCCAACTCTTGCTGATTCCGTGACTGACGTACACCTAACTGTGACTGTAGTGCCACAGTTTCAATTAACTCTGTATTCAAACCCTCAAAGCCACCGTATATTGTTCTAAGACCAGCGCTCATCTGTTTACCAGCGCCTACTAATGCCACTGCTGCTTGCTCACTGTTGCCACCTAACAGTGCCAAGTTAGCTGCTTGATTACTGACAATACTGGTAAAACTCTGCAGACTTAGTCCGCCAGCAGCGGCTGCTGCTTTGGCCTGTTCCAGACTTGCTCCAAATACTAAACCTGCTTTTGACAGTTGATTAAAGTTATTAACTAAACGTTGTGTAGCATCCAACTGGAAGTTTATGGCTTCACCAGCAAGCCTAATTACACCTTCACCTAATTTTTGAAGTCCTTCGACAACATTTCCTAAAATTGGAATGAACTTAGTAAATCCACCTACAGCATCAAAGACAGCCGAACTCAAAGTGGACAAAACACTAGTAAACAAACCGACCATTGGTTTTACTGCGGTAAATGCTTCGGTGCTGGTAGCCATTGCAGCAGGAACGCTGACCATACCTGATATCACTGTGCCAGCGGCATTGGCTAGTCCTTTAAATCCGGCAACCAATCCATCAGCAGCAGCCACAGACCTTTTCTTAGACATTGTTTCTGCATCTGTGGCTTCACTGGCAGCACTGCTACTTCTTGCCAATTGAAGTAGTCTGCCGCTTACAGTATTTGCAGCACCACTAAGGTTATCGGTTCCTTGCATGAACCTTTGTAGAACTTCTTTTAAGTCGTCTTCATCCATATTTTGTCAGTGGTATATTGCCAGATAAGTATTAGTATATTTATGGTATTCTAACCGCCTAATATTATGAGTTCAAATCCATTACAAAAACACTACAGACAGCCACAACTTTATTTAAAATTGCCCAGCGGCGGCAAGTGGTGGCCTAAAAACAGCATTGACTGGCCGCAGA